AATATTCCAGATTGGAAAGTGCAAACATCTGAATGGAATGTCGAAGATAGTAGAGCTTGGCGTACTGAAGACACAGACAAGTTCTTCTATGAAATCGAGGAGAAAAAACATGATTAAAAAAATTATTAAAAAAGTATGGAACATAATCTGCTGGCCTTGGAAAAAGTTAGTAGAATGGCTTTGGACTAGATAATGTCTAACAAACCACTCAACATCTCAGAATCGGCAGCCGTCCAAATGCCTATGAAGACGGTTGCCAGTCTGATTTTGCTCGTCGCAGCCGGCGTCTTCGCATACACCGAGCTGACGGCTAGGTTAGTATCGTTAGAGACATCACGTGAGTTGTTTGAAAATGATTTGTTAAAAAAATCTGAACAAGTCCCCGTGGATCAGGAGCAACATTTTTTATTGGAAGATTTGTACAAGTCTGTAGAGAAGATGGAGAAAACTCAAGAGATGAATATGACAAACAAAGTTAATATAGAATTTTTAAGTGAACAATTAGATAAGGCATTAAAGGATATAGAAGAATTAAAAGATAAAGTTAGAGAAAACGGGAGTCATCAATGATTTTAGAAGTAGTGGCTCTCCTTATGATTGTTAATGGAGAGATTAAAGAACACAGAATTCAAATTGATCCTGACACAAATAAACCCTCAATGGCAATGTGTTTAAAAGGTAAGAGGTATGCTACAAGAGGTGAAAAAAAATATAGCAAAAATAGTAAAATACAGCACCAGTGCATAAGGTCTATGGCAGAAGTAGAACAGAATATAGATGGCTCACTCTCAATCAAAAAACTCATCCTCGAATAAGTTTGCAAAGG